GCGTCACTCGAATATCACTCTGCCACCATTCCATTACCGCCGTGATCACGCTTTCCGCGCAAGTCAGGGTCAGCACATGCCAGTATTCAACGGTGTCTGTATTAGCTGTCACGCTGGCTCCACTGCCCCAGGTCGCCGTGGCCGCGCTCCGGTTAATGGCCACCCAGTAATGCGTCGTGGTCGTCACCCCCGTCAGCGTGCCGCCGCTCGGGAAACTTCCCACCGTCTTAGCCGCGCCACCCAAAAACACCTGCCCCAGCGTCACCGTGCCGCCTGTGGCGGAAGTTTTTTTGAATTTCCATGAGTGATCGTTTGTCGCGACTGCTGATCCTCCTGTCAATCGAGGGAAGTGCCGACGTTCGGGATATTCCCCGACGTTGCTTTCCACAATCTTAGTGGCCTGCCAAACTCGATTGGCAGCCCCAGGAGTGAAGACAACTTTCTTCATGTTAGGATGCTCCGTCCTTTTCCTTGGGCAGGTCCAAGATACTCCAATCGGCTAATGGATATATTGCAAAGTCCTTGTACTTCGGAAGCGGACTGGTTACAGGATTTCGAACTTGACCAGCCCCATCTAGTGGTTGCGGTTCCACGGCATCTTTATCATCCCCGCCTAGAGGATCCTTGACTTGAATGCGTGTCTTCTCGCCTGTGGTAGCATTCATTGTATTAAAACCCTGATCGTAAATAGACTGGGCCCACTCATCCCGATCCATGACAATGTCAACTGTGAACACCCAGTACAATTCCTGTTCATCAGTCATGGCTGGATCAAGTTTCATTTCCTTGATTCGGGCTTGTCGATCAGCAATAGCAACGCCCCCAATTCGGGCACCTGATCCATCCGTCGATTCATTCAAAGTATCGATGAGGGAAAAGATACTAACCGGATCCCAGTTTGCATCCTCCACATTCTTGATGATGTGAATACCAAACCGATTCTTGTTCTTCATGAGTGGATCGATAAACGGATCCTGGGCACTATTAACAATTGGAAGAGAAGGAAAGAATGGCTTATCAACATCATAGTCATATGCCTTACTGATCGCCACCTGTTCCTTGTCGAGGAAATAGGAAACCTGTGCCGGCATCTCCCAAGGCTTCTGTCCAGACCCCGACTGAAACCCATAGGGCATCGGCTCATAGTTGACGGTCACTCGCCAATGGAGACGATCCTCAAAGGGCTTGGCCGATATCGTGGATACCCATAAGGTGTCATCGGTTGGATGCTTATCTAATCGCTTGGGTAGATCAGATGCGGACAGCACTGCAATTTCATCATCCCCTACCGCATCAGTTGTCTCAATCTGATAGACGTTTGTGGCACTCCGAAGCCCCTTGGCGTCTATGTTGGAATCCCGATCAACCAATGTCACACTTGTGATCATTAAATGCCCCCTTCTCCAAGTACGGCGAAGTTCAAGTTTTCACTTACCTTTGTGTTCAGACTGTCCAATAAGTTGGTTGTTTCATCGGTGTTCTGCGCCGTCTTCGCCGTATTGGCTGCCACGTTAGCCATGTCTTTTGACATTCCCATTTCAGCCCTATACCCTTCCACTGATCCCCTAAGTGCAGTCGGAGCATACTTATTGACGAAACCTGCTGCTCCAGTTTCACCAATACCCCCACCCCCGGTGGCCATCGGACTAAGGTTCTGCTGCTTAGCAATCCGGTCTTCCACAACTGCCATAATGTCATCAATCAGGAATTGCTTTTGCATTCCTAAGACTGATGTTTCATCACCTTCTTTGAATATCTTTTTGAAGTTGGTAGCCAGCATCAAGAGGGTGCTTTCTGTTTGCTTTATCTGAGAATAAAAATCCTCAGCAGGATCAATGCCCAGAAAGCCACCCATTTTTGTTCCCTGAAGTGCTTTTTGCCATCCGAGAATAGCCAAACGCATAGTAGTGGACAAAGCCAGACCCATCCACTTGATTAGGTTCAGCCAATTGTCCTGAATCCAACTGAACGCGTACTCAAATTCCAGCTTCACCAACTCCCCGAACCGACCCGACTTAATCAGCTCAACCATAAATAGAACGAATCGTCCAATTCTCTGTCCAATTCCAGACAAGTCGATCTTGGAAATCTCATCCGTAATGGTCTTCATCATGGGCGCCAGACCTTCCATGATCCCGGTGAATAATCCATAACGGATGTATTTGAATCGGGACATAACATCACCCAAGGCATCAAAGGACTTGGCGTTCTTCATAATCAAAGTCGGAATTCCACCAAGGGCTTGCTCCACGCCCTTCAGTGCATTGGGGTCTGCAAAGAAGCCCCGAAGCATAATGCCGCTTCGTCCAAATAGTTTCTGCAAGGCTGATACTCTATTTCCTTCAGACAATTTTCCAAGGGCTGTGCCAATGGTCTTCAGCTTTTCAACAGGAGACTGCTTGTTCAGTTCCTTCATGTTAAGACCGATGCTACTTAAAAAGCTGTTACCTTTGCCTGTCTTCCCCAACGTGTTCAAGTTTCGCTGCATCATATTGAGAATGAACATGGCCCGACCTGCCCCCACCCCTGTCTCATCCAACGCCTGTCGAAGTACGACAAGCTGATCCACGGCCACCCCAGTCTGCTGACTAAGGTCATACAGGGACCCGCCCAGACTGAGGCTCTCTTTCAGTCCTGCAATCACCCCACCCACCGACAAGCCTATGCCTGCCAGCCCGGCAAGGTCCTTTGAAAATCCCATGAGTCCCTTTCGGACTGCACTTACAACATTGCTCATGTTGCTGGCATCCGCTTTCAGCAAAAGGGTCAGAGAACCTAATGTACTGTCCATCATACGCGCCTCTTCTTTTTACGTTGGGCTGTGTAGCCTTGCTTCCAGATTGTCAATCGTTTTTTGATATCCTTTTGGGACATCCGCCTCGTATCTTGGACCTCGTCATGAAACTTCAACATGAAGTCACTTATCTCAAAGGGTGCTGGCTTCTTCTTAGGGTCTCGATTTGCATTCGCCAGTGTTGCAGCGATAAGTGCCGCTTGCATGTCTGCACGGGTTGGCTCTCCCGGCTCGATTGAATCATAGGCCATCCACTCAGCAAACTCACGGGCATCGATTGTCCGTTGTGCTTCATGTAAGCCTTTACCCAATTGCCGGGAGAGCCGAAACCACTGACATCTGACGGGGTCCTTTAGGAGTTTTTTCTCAGCTCCTCAACCGACTCTTTCGTCAGCCCATTAACCCGCATCGCAATGTCAGCCAGTCGGGCGAGCACAGCCCCGTTCTTATCACCAAGCGCCTTCACATCATCCTGTGAGAACATCCTTTCACCCTTGCCATCAACCAGTACAAGTGACAATAGGGTGGCTCTCACATCAGACATGTTGGTCGTCTTGCCGTCAGAACTCATCCTGCTCTCCACAAACGACTCGAACTTTTCCCGATCGGTTCCTGACATTACTCCGACACGGACGGATCCATCCCACTCAGGGACTTCAACATCCATGTACTTCTTATCCTGCACTTGCAGAACTTCCATCTTGGTCAACAGTTTGCCAGTTGGCATGGTTAGCCTCCTTACTACTACTTGATTATGTTATCACCACAGCGCCGGTGATCTTAATTGTCGCCGATGCTGTGGCCCTCTCTTCCAAGGGAGTGGACGGTGAGAACGCGGTCATGAACCCAGTCATGGTCCATGTTGACGTGTCACTGTCCGGGAAGTTGATAACCACAGACTCCGACGTTGATGCGATCGGCGGGGTCGCCGAAGGATCAAACGCCAGCTCCACAGTCAACTCACCCCAGTCCACCAAGTCGCCCGGCGTGAACGTATGAGCACTCGTCGTTCCCATGTGGGATGTCGGAATGCTTACCCGTGACGCATTAGGGCCACTGACGGAAAGGATCTCCGCGAAGAATCCCGTTGCGAATGTAATCGTTGTGCCTGTGCCTACGGTTGCCATCGTGGGGTTCTCCTTTCTACTTTGTTGTTTCTATCGGCCCCACTATTGGGGTCGCATTTTGTTCAGTTCCAAGGACTGAGTTCTGAATGCCTTCTAGAAACTCAGCCGAATTCAATTTGCTGAACGACGACTCATACATCCTAATCCAGCACTTAGGTCCCTGCTTCTTTTCCACATATACGGATGTGGACGTAAAGACGATGCGCAGCTTGGCATAGATGGTCGCGAATGGATGGATCCAAAAGCCATACCGAGTCGGCCGCCACTGCCAACTAGACAACTGCTTTTTCAATTCCACAAGATTGTTCACGCGAGTTTCCATTGTCTTCGTCATCGCCAATGTTCTATTCCTTGCCATACTCTATGCCTCCTTCTTTACGGCGTGGAAGTCCACGACCCAGATGAACCGATTCTTTTGATCCTTCTGCAAAAACAAGCTCATACTCGACTGGAACAAATCAAGATACACACTACCGCTGGCCGTCCATGGACCCACTCGACGTAGAGCAGCAATCACATCATTCATCTTAGTGTGGGCTGTCAGGTAGGAAGTCCCTCTCACGCGCACCTGAACAGACGGGCGAGACAAGGGTTTGATCGTACGATTGAAACACTCTTCCGGAGCCGGACCGCCTAAGTCGTAGATGGTGATGCTTGTGCTGGGTTCGTCGGGTTCAGTGTTGATAAAGATACCCCAACCGGACGTAGCAGCAAACGTGCCTACTCCCGCAGTTACCAGCAGATCTTTTATATCCTCTGAAAGCGGATTCATTTTGCAATGTTCTCCTTTTCCGTTTCCGTAGCGATCCGAATTATTTGTGCTTGATTATCTTGTATTGCGCTTTCAAGAAACTTGGCCTCACCGCCATTTGGATGGTTGGCTGCCAAGTCTTCATGAACAAACAAGGCATAGGCGGCAGAGTATCCAACATAGACTGCCAACTTACCCTGTACTGCAGCCTTGCGCTTAGTAATCTCCGCCTCATGATTTGCGCTCATCTGAGCAACTTCAGCCGGTGATACGGTTTTCCCGGAAACACCTGACGTACGAAAGTCCGGGTTGCTTGCTGATCCCTCACCCCATGCGGTGTATGCTGAATTCTTCAAGTTACTTGTGTCCACCGGACATCTTTGCTGACTGCCTCGCTGAATGAAAAACCCAGCCCGGATGAGTCCCTTCTTCGTGGTCTTCTTCGATTCGGTCAAAGCCTTGTTCAGATTTGACAGAACCTTTTCCAATCCTAGAACTCGTACGCTTCCACTCACAGAATGGCCTTCACGATTGTTTGTCGATTGCTGATCACTGGCACGCTTTGCACTTGCATGATTGGACGGGCATCCGCAAGGGTAGTTGGATCTGCGGCATTGTCGCAATCCGACAAGGTCCCCAAGTACAGATACCCTCCAAGCAACACAGTGTCGGAAGCAAGGAGCACCACGGCTGTGCTGATCTTGATCTCCCCGTTGGTGTCCTTGTACTCCACGGCCGTATTGTCCCAACGGCACTTCACCTCCACTGGGATGTCAAAAGACCACGAGCCCCGACCATCCGCTCCCAACACCTCCCAGTAAACAGCAGTCTGTCGGCACTTCTCTCTCATGTTCATGGGGCATCCTCCGGTGCAATCATTTTCATGGAAGCCTTCTTAGCCGACTCCGCAATGCTGGAAAGAAAGCCCGATGTGTCCAACAGGATGGCTTGCTGTCCATAGCGGGTGGCCTTCAATCCCATTCCACTCTTGTTTGTCTCGTAGGATTCGGAGGCTCCGTTTGCTGACTGACTTGTCAGCTTTGGATCCCGAACGGCGACGAAGTGCGCTGCCAACCACCGTTCCAATTCCAGCAACTGGGCTGCTGAAATAGAAGTGTCGTTGGCAGCAACCTTGTCCGTAAGCAGACTGGCAATCGTGATGAACGGGGTCAAGTCCGTGATCGCTGCCGTATCATAGTCAATGATTGCCTGAACGTCGCTTGCTGATACTCTAACTGACATTGCACGCCCTCCACAGGTTGG